CAAAACGAAACTGACGCCCAACTTTGTCCCGATATGCGGCTTTACGATTTTTTAAAGCTGCAGGTCAGAGCGTTGTGGGTTTTCAATCTGTCAGTTTGCCAGTTTTTTTTATCAACTTCTCTATAAAAATAAAAAAGTATAAGGCATATACCAAACAGTAATTATATAGAGAAGTTGCTCGAAAAAACTGGCAAACTGACAGACGCGCCCGACTTCTTGCAAAACGTCGGTAAATGTCCGTTTTAAGAGAAAGTCGGTTGCGAAATGACTGACGAAGAGTGATGAACCCTTGAAGTCTAAGCACCAAAGAACAGCACAACCAAGAAAGTGTAAGGTGAGCTCCAATGCAAGAAGAGTGGCGAGACGTGATCGAATTCCCACACTACTCGGTTAGTAGTATGGGGCTCGTACGAAACGACGAAGCAGACCGGCTGATGACCCTGTTCGTGAATCAGCGTGGGATTGTGTATGTCAGCTTCAACCGGCACGGCAAGCAGTACCCTCGATCCATAGCGGTATTGGTGGCATCAGCATTCGTCACCACGGCTCGCTCACTCTCGTTCGACACCCCCATCAATCTTGATGGGGACCGGCGCAACAACCGAGCAGATAATCTTCTCTGGCGCCCAAGGTGGTACGCTCGAGAATACTTCCAGCAGTTCCGAATCAACACCGGAACGATACACCTACCGGTTCAGGAAGTCAGAACCGGCGAAGTATTCAAGACCTCCTGGGAAGCAGCAATCTACTATGGTCTTTTGGACCGTGAAGTAGTAAGGTCCATAGCGAACAAAACGTACGCTGTTCCAACCTACCAGAGATTTCGCATGAACCTGTGACGGGCATATACCAACCCGTAAGAAATACATGGACTATGATAGAAGGGACAGATCAAGCCTCATGTTTTTGTCGTGAACGGAGTGACGCATGACGGAATCCAGGTACCAGTCGGAGCTGATAAAAAAGCTTCGGCTTCTGTTTCCAGACTGCGTCATTCTAAAGAACGACCCAGGCTACTTGCAAGGCATACCGGACCTCGTGATCTTCTACGAAGACAGGTATGCTTTTCTCGAAGTTAAGGCCAGCGAACGCGCCCCGTCTCAGCCTAACCAGGACTACTATGTCCGGAAGCTGGACGGGATGTCGTTTGCGGCCTTCGTCTATCCCTCGAACGAAGAGGAAGTCCTTCGTGCTCTACAACGGACGTTTCTCGGGGTTTAACACCCATGCGAAGCTCGAAGGCTCACACGCCTTTCTGAGCCCCTCAAATCCTGCCTGGCTAAGGTGGACCAAAGAGCGGCTTGAAGACCGTCTGACGACCGCTCAGGCGGCTGCACTGGGTACTGAGCTCCACGAGACCGCCGCCAGAAACATCAGACGGCGCATCAAGCTCATGCCGGATGACGAATATCCGGTACTAGCTGCTTACGTGAACGACGCGATCGATCTCGAGATGACCCCAGAACAGATGCTGTTCTACTCGTTCAACTGTTACGGAACAGCTGACGCCATCTCGTTCGACGAAGACAACATGTTCCTTCGGGTCCACGATCTGAAGACGGGCACCTCCAAAGCGTCCATGGATCAGCTGTATGTCTACGCCGCGATCTTCTGTCTGGAGTATGACTTCCGACCGTTCGAGATCGAGGGTGAGCTTCGCATCTACCAAGGTGAAATCATCTACTGCGAAATCGATCTCGAATACCTCGCGCACACCGTAGACATGATCTACACATCGGATAAGCGAATCGAAGAAAAGCGCCGAATGGGGGGTCTGTTTTGATCATCGACGAGGACGAGTACAACGCGCTTACTGGTGCGGTTGTCAAGGCAGACGAAGACGCCGAGCACTATGGCATCAAGCGGAAGTCCGGTCGCTACCCGTGGGGTTCTGGCGAAACTCCGCACGAGCGTGCTGCTACCTTCCAGAGCAGTGTGAAGAGTCTTCGAGCCCAAGGTGTGAGGGACGCGGAGATCGCAAAGGGTTTTGGCTTGACAAGCTCGCAGTTTCGCACCACCGTCTCAATGGCGAAAGCAGCGCGAAACCAAGACTTGATCAACCAGGCTCAGCGTCTTCGCGACAAGGGACTGTCCAACGTCGCTATCGGACAGAAGATGGGAATCCCCGACACTACAGTCGGGAACCTTCTCAGGCCTGGCCGAAAGGACAAGGAGAATATCCTTGCTGCCACTTCTGAGATGCTTCGTGCTCAGGTAGACACGAAGAAATACGTCGACGTTGGTAAGGGCGTTGAGCTTCACCTGGGGATCAGTGCTGAGAAGCTCAGGGACGCCAGGCGCCTCCTCGAGGACGAAGGCTACGTTCTTCACCGTCTCACAGTAGAGCAGCTTGGAACCGGCAAGAACACCACACTGAAGGTGCTTACGGCTCCGGGCACAACCTTCCAAGAGATCCTGAAGAACCGGGACCAGATTCAGCCGGCCATGCTCAAGTCGACTGACGGCGGTCGAAGTTACGACCGTATTGAGCCTCCTGTCTCGATCAGCTCTAAGCGGGTTAAGGTCCGCTACGCTGAAGAAGGCGGTGCCGATGCTGACGGTGTGATCTACGTTCGTCCTGGCGTGAAGGACGTCGCTCTTGGCAGGGGCCGCTATGCGCAGGTACGCGTCGCTGTAGACGGCTCGCATTACCTCAAGGGTATGGCGATGTACGGCGATCCGAAGGACTTCCCTCCTGGTGTAGATCTCGTGTTCAACACGAACAAGAAGAACACCGGGAACAAGCTCGACGCGATGAAACCGATGAAGAAGGACAAGCTGACGGGTGAGATCTCTCAAGACGACCCCTTCGGCTCCAACATCCGGGACCAGGTCTACAAGAAGAATCCGGATGGAACAGACGCCAGAGATGAGCATGGAAACCGGATCGTCGAGTCGACGATGAATCTCGTCAACGAGGAAGGTAAGTGGGACGAATGGTCCCGTAACCTCTCTTCTCAGATGCTGTCGAAGCAAAAGCCTGCTCTGGCGAAGAACCAACTCGACATGGCCCTCGAAGGCAAACTTCGTGAGCTTGACGAGATCAGGGCGACTACCAACGACACCGTCAAGAAGCATCTTCTGGAGAAGTTCGCCGACTCGGCTGACTCCTCAGCGGTCCACCTCAAGGCCGCACAGATGCCCCGACAGGCGACCAAGGTCATACTACCCATCAACTCGATGAAGGAAAACGAGGTCTACGCGCCCACCTTCAACGATGGTGAGCAAGTAGTACTGGTTCGCTTTCCTCATGGTGGGAAGTTCGAGATCCCCCAACTCAGGGTAAACAACCGTCACCCTGAGGCGAAGAAACTTCTGGGTAATGCCCCCGACGCGATCGGCATCCACAGCAAGGTAGCCGAACGACTGTCTGGTGCGGACTTCGATGGCGACACTGTATTGGTCATCCCTAACAATCATGGGAAGATTCAGACAGAGCCTGCTCTTGAAGGCCTGAAAGGGTTCGATCCTAAGTCCGCTTTCCCTCCTTATGACGGAATGCGTACTATTGATGGCGGTACTTGGAATGCGGCCAAGCGCGAAGTCGAGTTCCCAGTCGGCCAAAAGTCCTCTCCCAAGCTCAAGGGCTCGGAGATGGGAAAGGTATCAAACCTCATCACCGACATGACCATCAAGGGCGCGCACAATGATGAGATTGCTCGGGCTGTTCGCCATTCAATGGTAGTCATCGACGCTGAAAAACACAGCCTAGATTACAAACGATCCGCGGTTGACAACGGTATCGCTAACCTGAAGAAGAAGTATCAGTCTAAAGAGGACGGCACCGTTGGTGGTGCAGCGACCCTCATCTCAAGGGCTGGTTCTGAATCTCGGATCCCGGACAGGAAGCCTCGCCCCGCTGATGAAGGTGGGCCGATCGATCGCCTTACAGGCAAGCGCGTCTATGTAGAGACTGGGAAAGAGTACTACAACGGCAAAGCGAAGACTCTCAAGATCGAGAAGCTCGCTCTCACCGACGACGCGCACTCGCTCTCCTCTGGCAGGCCGATCGAACACGTCTACGCGGAGTACTCCAACAAGCTCAAGGCCTTGGCCAACATGTCTCGTAAGGAGATGCTCGAGACACCGGACATCGAGTACTCTCCGCGCGCTAACAAAGCGTATGCGGAGGAAGTGAAGATGCTTCAGGCCAACCTGAACAATGCTCTTCGTAACGCCCCTCTCGAACGACAGGCCCAGGTGATTGCAAATGCCCGGTTCCGTCTTAAGAAGGAGGCGAATCCTGAGATGGACGATGCCGAGATCAAGAAGCTGAAGTCCAAGGAACTTGAGGATGCTCGCCGAAGAGTAGGGGCTGGTAAGGACCTGGTCACGATCGAACCCAAGGAATGGGAAGCCATCCAGGCTGGTGCGATCACTAAGACCATGCTCAAGAACATCCTCAACAACGCTGATGTGGAGAAGATCAAGAAGCTGGCAACTCCAAGAGAGAAGCCAGCTATGAACGAAGCCGATCTGAACCGTGCCAGACTCATGCTCATCGGAGACAAGCACACCTTGGCTGAGGTAGCTAATCAGCTTGGTGTCTCTGTTGACACACTCAAGTCTGCCATTGCAGGTGATTCGTGATGGCTACGGAACACATGCTCAGCACCGAGGACAACCCGTACAACCCATGGACGCAATGGGATTCCTGGTTTGCCTGGGACACTAGGGAGCGATACAACTCCCTATCCCTCCTTGCCAGGGTAGTACGAACATCTGACGAACTCAGTGATCAACTGCAGAGTCAAGCAATCGAGGACGCGATCGACGAGATCGTTACCGAGAATGTGTCAGGTGTTCACATCAAGGTCGCTGATCCGTCAAACGATTAGCTCGCCTTTCCTGTGACAGGTCCGAGGTTAGTCAAGGTTCCTTTCGGTTTCCCCCAAACCGCGAACCTTCCCCCACCGACTAACCTCGGACCGCCACATGAACCGAGCTACAAGTTCTCTCCCTTTTTGCCTATCTGATCAAGGTAGGGGGGAGGGGTCTCAAAAAATACACCCCCCTTTGCATCGCCCGTCCACCAAAAATAGC